CCGGGCCATCTGCGATCTTCTGGATCACCCCGAACGGGCTGCGAACTGGGAAATCGCGGCTATCAGCGGGTTCAGCAGCGTTTCACCTGGCAGCATGCGGCGGAAAAGACCGCCCAGGCCTATCGGGAGACCATTCGTGATTACCGTTGATTTCTCCCGGTTGACGATCCGCCCGGGCGACCGCATTCTCGATATCGGCTGCGGTTCCGGCCGCCACACCGCCGCCGCCTATGGGCTGGAGGGCGTACGGGTGACCGGCGCCGACCTGAACCTGAATGACCTGCGGGAAGCTCGTGAACGCTTGACCTTGCATGACCAATGGGGTGCGCACGGTGGTGGTGTCTGGAACCTGGCCGTTGCCGATGTTACCCGGCTGCCTTTTCCGGATGCCGGCTTCGACCTGGTTGTCTGCAGCGAAGTGCTGGAGCATATCCCCGACGACGGGGTAGCCATGGCCGAGATCGTGCGGGTGCTCAAGCCGGGACGTCCGCTGGTGGTGAGTGTGCCCCGCTTCCTGCCCGAACGCATCTGTTGGGCCCTGTCCGATGACTATGTCAACGCCAACCAGGGCCATGTGCGCATCTACCGCGAGGCAGAGCTGATCGACCGGCTGGGGCGCACCGGAATCCGGTTCATCGGACGCCACTGGGCCCACAGCATCCACACGCCCTACTGGTGGCTCAAGTGCCTGGTCGGTCCCACGCGCACCGACGCGGTGGCCGTCAACCTTTATCACCGGCTACTGACCTGGGACATCCTGCAGAAGCCCTGGATCACCGGTTTCATCGATCGGCTGCTCAATCCGGTTTTGGGCAAAAGCCTGGTCCTCTATTTCGAAAAAAAGCCGGCTGAACCCAAAACAGGTACAGCCTCCTCTTGCTCGGCAAGGCCCGGATGACCAGAAACCATGGGTCTTCGCGCTGACAAAAAAATGGCTTGACAACTCATCTCCGGTCGACTATTTATGGCGCTTCCTTCGCCGCCTGTCGGTTCGGGAAACTTTTGATCCCCAGTAGCTCAGTCGGCAGAGCAAGTGGCTGTTAACCACTGGGTCCGCGGTTCGAGTCCGTGCTGGGGAGCCAAACAAAACAAGGGGTTACAGATTTTCGGTCTGTAGCCCCTTTTTCTTTACCCACCATTATACCCACCACGCACCAGGCTACACTCATGCCGGCCATAGATAAACTCGCGGCGCGTTGGGGATGGACGCGCTTGTTATCACCGAACGATCGGCAAAACCGCTTGTGGGTCACATTTGACGATCCGTGAGCCACAAAAAACGCCCCGGTTTCCCAGGGCGTTGACTGTCTCGAATGATGGCCAGGGGCCGGTGCACCCTCAGTCCTGCTGAGGGTGGTTTGAAACATTTAACTCTTCGTTCTGTTTCTTAAAGTCCCGATAGATATTGTAGACGGCATCCCGGACCGGCAGAAACAAAGCCGAAAATTCGGCTATGGATATGCGTTCAGAGCTCCATTTGATTCCACCGCGATTGTATAAAGCCCCGCTACATAATTGTTAAGGATCTCCAAGTTGGTTTCCACGTCAAACTCTTTTTCGTAAAGACACATTTTGACTGCCTCCTTTGTGAAAGATTCAAAAGGCCGCCGTCTTTGCTGCAAAACAAAAATGGCGGCACACACTCGGTTTGCAGACCGGTCACAAAGGAAACCGGCGGGCCTAAGCCCCCGAGCATGCGCCGCCAATTGGATCACAGTGCGGGCATAAAAAAAGCGCCGTACTGTAAAATCTGGCGCTCATGCGCCTTTGTGTTTTCCGGCTGCAAAACCGGGTCATGGAACTGGCCATGACATTTTTATTCATACCCCAGGGTGGGCGGCCTGTCAACGGGTTTGCGGGCGCGTGGTGTCGGTAATACCGACGCTTGCTTTGAAACTCAGTTTTAGTGAGTTCCAATAATACCGTCACTATTGCCGACGGAATTCCCGGCTTTTGAAACTCGGCAATAACGACGTTCAAAGGGGGTCATTGGTGGTGACACCCTTTTCACCGCGGTCGCCGGGGCTATCGTTTTTTCAGGAACCGCTGTTCGAATTCAACCGCCCATTTCTGAAGCGATTCGGGCCGGGCACGCCATGGGCCGGTGGGGGGATGGGATTGGAAGGCAGGAAGGCCGTATTCTTTGACATAGCGTCGGATCTCCTTTTTGGGGATCTTCAGCGCCTGGGCGATCTGGTCGCCGTCCAGGAAAATGTCAATTGTCATCGGCTCCGTTATTCATCCAAAAAATCGATTTTCATGCCGGCAACGGCATTGCGAACCATCGCGATTGATTTTTTCACGAGCTGAATTTGATCGCCGGACAGCTCGGGGAAATTCCGTTTCAGCACCAACGGCAATGACTCAAACTCGGCGATAATCTGGCGGCCGGTCTTTTCCAGGGCGTTGGTGATCAATGACACCGGGGCGACCTTCTGCTCCTCGACATCATTTTCCCGCTTCAACTTTCGATACTTCTCAAATTCGATCAGCGCGGTATAATTTGCACCGTCTATAGGGCTCCTGTCAAGCAACCATCGAAAAACCGCAGCCGTATCGAAGCTCATTGCGACACCGCGCCCACCTTCGCTTTCGACGGGACACCCCTGCTTGCGCCAGGTGTCCACCGTCGTCATGGCAACGCCGAAGATTTCGGCCGTTTGGGATCGGTTGGCTTTCATGAATAGTAGTTTCCAAATTTTTAGTTGTGATCAGAGACCTTTCGCGCCTTCGCGTTACCCGCGGTAGAACGCTTCCAGAAGGACCCGCGACGATCACCCACCCCCGGGTTGCCGCCCTCCCCAAAGGCCCCCATGTTTAAAAACCACCACGTCATAGCAACTCATGGCGGCCCCATGCGGCGCAATGGGGTGGTCTATGGCCATGACAGGCCATGGTGTTCATCTTGCCGTCCTCAGCGCCTTAGCAAGCGCCTCGGCGAATCTCTTTGAGAATCGCTGGATGGCCACCCGCTCAGCCATACGTTTGAATCCGAAACGCGGCTTGATGTTGGCTGACCCTACGACATGGTACATCGCATCGATTGGCAGGCGCTTCTTTCCGCGGCGTTTGAATACGCCGACAAAACCGCTTTCCATTTCGAAAAAGCGGCTTCCGTTTTTCCCCTTGCTCAACGTTTTACTATCGTTGAGGATCTTGATGTGCCCGCCTGACTTGCGACCATACTTAGGCGTCTTATTTGTCGGAATGAGAAGTGCCCTGCCTTTGTGGGGTTTCTTGACCCCGCCGTCCTCTTGCAGGTCAGCGAAATAGGCTTCGGTATAGATGCGTGAGAACATATTTTTATCTGTTTTCTTTGCCGACTTGATCTTGATCCCGGTGGGCTGTTTCTTGAGCCACCACTTCTTCGTGACATTGAAAATACCGGATATGGCATCTTGGATGTACGACTGAACGTCTTGTGCGGTCCTGGTAAGTGCCAGGGCTGTCGCATAGGGGAGTTGCTTTTTTTCGACTTTGTTCATCCATCGCGAGAACTCTTTGATGTTTGATTTTACGACCAGCATGATTATTTCCTTTCGTTTTCTATTATTGTAGGTATCTCCACGGGTTCGGCCGGTGGTGAAAAACCCGCTTGAACCCAGACCCCGGGTGCCCAACCCGGATGGCCTGGATCAAACGGGGAGCGAATGCCCGGCCAGATTGCGCCCACCCGCCCGGCGCTTACTTCCTATGCCCCGTCGTTGTTGTAGGCGAAGGATACCGGATGGCGTACGGCGACGTCACAAGACTGGTGGACGATCAACCGAAGCCCGCCTGAAAGGCCGAGGGTGTAAGGATCGGCCAGAATATCCAGTCCGCCCCAGAAAGCAACGATCAGGTCGGACCAATTGCCGAAAAAGATATCCCCGCTGGTGATCTGGGAGGACACGCCGCACTTATAACCGGCCAATCGGGAACCATCATCTTCAAGAATAAACTTTCCGGTTCCACTGGCCTTCTCCGTGGTCTGCAGGCTACCCTGCATGGCCGGCTCTATGACGTACCCCAAGCTTCCCATAAGGCGTTATCGACGGCCACTGACGATTTCATGGCCACGACTTCGGCCCAGGTGGGCGTCGCCGCGGCGAAGGCGGTCGGGGCGTTGATGCCTGTGACGTTGGCAATGCCCGTGGGCTGCCCGCTGGCCCCGCTACCGTACAGACACGCCAGGTCAATACCGGTAGCCGCCGCTTGCGCCAGGTCATCGCGGATGAGCTGTTCAGCGTCGGGCGTGCCCTGTAAAAGCAAGTTCCTGGACAGGTCGGTATAAGCGCCGCCGGTTTTCGGGGTGAGGGTGAGGCTATCGAATTGGGCCTCACTGTTGCCGACGTTATCCCCTTCATTTGCAAGCCAGGCCCACACCGATCCAGAGGTTTTGCGGGGGATACTGACGTTCCCGACCAGATTGGTCATTACCCGCGCCCCCATGGCGAGGCAGATGGCCCGGTTCCGCAAGACATCAATGAACGATCCGGCAAGCAGGTTGGTACCGACCAGCTCCGCCCCGTCCGTTGCCGTGCCGGCGGTCAAGGTTCTGGTCTGCCACGAATTGGTCACGTCAATAGGGATTCGGTAACCCTTGGTCGAAATGCCGTCGCCTTGCAATCTCTTCGTCTCGGCGTCGGAAACATCGAGTTCGAGGCCTGCCATCTGTCTGAACTTTGGCTCATTGGGATACGCGGCGACCCGGAGCAGGTTCATAACCGAATAACTGGAAATCTCTCCACGACTCATCCCCAGGCCACGGTCAACGCCAAAGGTAAATGCGTCCTGGCTGGGCGGGTTGGCGTTGCGCCGCTCGACGGCGTCCATCACCTGGGTCCTGAAGGTCTCCAGCGGCACTCCCTCGCGGATCGCCTGATTGGCTTCCTTGGTCATACCGAAGCGCTCGCCCAGGGCTAAAAATTCCATAATTTCGTCCTTGGCTTCACGTGCAGCCGCCCGGCGAATCTCGCGGGGCCGTTTATTCTCATTTTCGTTTTCGATGGTCATATTTTTCTCACTTTCGTAGGAACGACCGATACCGACGGAATTGTCAGCAGGAACCGCCACGAGGGAAACCTCAAAAGGAACCCACTTAACGGCCCGATACACGTCGCCATCGACCTGTTTTTTTAAAATTTGATACCCGATCGACAAATTACGGATGATGCCGGATTGCACGTCGGCCCAGACCTCACATGCCCTGGTACTGTTGCCGAATCGCAGCAATCCACGCAATTTGCGGTCAACCACTCTCAAACATTCAACGATTCCGACCGGTGTTTGGCTGGAATCGTGGGAGACGATCAGCGGCAGCGGTGCCCGTGAAAGGTCCACGGCGCTCGGGTCGTGGATCAAAATCTCGATTCCGTCCCATCTTTCGACAGGCGCTTCCGAACTGATCGATGCCTCAACCGTGCGGCGTTTGTCGTCGCGGGTATCGATGTTGATTTCAAAACTTCGATAAATATTCAATGGTTGCCTTTCAAAATAAAAAAGCCCATCCCGAAATGAGAAAAACTCATCCAGGAAAGGCTGTCCGCGCTCTCCGCTTTTGCCGCCGGTCCGTGGGCGGGCAAAGCTGGAAATGTTTGAATTGTTCCGAAACGCTCGCGCAGCTTCGGGTCGAGCAAACAGGCTTTCGCACCGTCGTGTGTAGCATATTTGATACAGTTTTTCATGTCAATTGGATTTTTGTTCCCGCGAAATAATTTCCGTGGTTCGAACGATTTCGATGACGTGCCTGACCAGCAGGCCAAGGGATTCACGGTCGCCCTCGGCGGCCCTCTGGCCGGCCCACGCTGCGAGGTCCATCAGCGGTTGGCCGATCTCATCCACCATGGTCTTGAGTTTTTGGTCGTTGGCTTCCACCGGCCAAAGAGCCGGTCCTGATTTTGTCGCTGGCATTTTTTGATCCTTTCGATTTTGGCACCAGCCACGTCATGTGGTTTGGCACCAAGAGAAAACTGTTCTGCTCGCCGTGTTCCCGGATCGCCGCCGCGAGTGCTTCTGCGGGGCGCCCTTCGTACATGATGCAAATTCGGTCGTTCATCGGTGGGCCTTTGTATTGAGTTCCCCAGGCCGGGAGGGGCAGCTCGTCTGGGTCAAATTGTGTTATTCAATCCCCTTTTGGGCGCTCAAAACCAAGTTGAGCCGGACCAGCTCTTTGCCGATCGTTGCCTTGCTGACTGTCTTCATTTTCGAGTCTCCTCAAAAGTTCGACCTGCTGACGGGTTTCGTAATCACGGGCCTGCGCGTACGTGGTTGGCCTGATGAACCTTTCCGTTGGTGGAGTGGTGGCGGTTTGGTTGGCTATTTCGTCTTGCCACCGGCCTTGGTTCAACCAGGTTGCCGGGTTAGGGAAATAGTCTTGGCCGTCGTTACCCCGAAAATGGTTTTTATCGACTTGGTTGCTCATTGCCGCGATAAGCAGTGCCGGTGTTACATCGTTTCGCTTGCCTACTTTTTTCCAGGCCCTTAAGGCGGCATCCTTGCCAGACTTTTTCGGGCATGCCTGCCAGAAGTTTTCGAACGATTGAGAATAGCGATGGGAATCCCCCTTTGGGGGTATGGGGGTATTGTTTGGATCAGGATTAGGATTAGGATCTATAGTAGTGCAACGCGATCTGCTCCTTATCTGTTCCGTATCTGTTCCAGATCTGTCCCCGATATCATGTAACCATTTGGAATCAATCAATCTTATCTGTTCCGTATCTGTTCCCGATCTGCTCCTTATCTGCAACGCGATCTGTCCCCGCTGATTTTGTTTTTTGCGGGTGTCTTCCGGGTAGACAAGTTCGATTCCAAGAGATTTTAAAAAATTTGATACCCGCTTCCGAGACCATGACCACAACGCAGCATATCCGGCGACTGTTGCAGGGTTTCCTTCGTCGTAATCCACCTGCAATGAAAAAACCGCTTCGATTTCGCTATATGGTTTACTCTTCGGAAGGTGCATCGCCAACGATTTATCCAATGGTACCCAGTTACCGTTCTGCATTTTTACGCCAGTTCCGATCCGCTGGTGATCACGCGGGGTTTACTTTCTGATGTTCAAGCCACTTTTCAACATCGTCCGGATCGTATCTGACGGCGCTGCCGACCTTTAAGTACGGCAAATCCCGCCTATGAAATCGCCAGTTCCTCAACGTTTGAACGTGAAGACTGAGCTTTTCCGCAACTTGCTTTTCAGTCAGAAGTTTACCCATAACGAATTCCTCCTTTAATTCTTAAAGAATAAAAAAAAAGACGCCAAGCGATAAGCTTTAAGCGTCTTGTACTATCGTTAACCTACTTATATCAATATATATAAAGTCTACCCAAATCTGTTCAAAAGTTGAAAATTAGGGGGACACGTCAAATATATTTGAGCGGGTTCCTTTCTCTCTGACGTTTTTTCTTGAGTGCTACTTTTCTTTTTTGGCATTCTATCGAGTAGCAATAGATCGCCTTTTTATCGCTGGCTACAAAGAACTGATTACAGAACGGGCACCGCTTTACATTTTTAAAATCTGGGTATTTTTGTCCCGTAGTCAAAAAGATCATAAGCCACGAAAGATAGCAAAAGCTCATTAAGCCATCTATCATGGGCAACTTTCGAAGCGCCGTAAGGCCCTATGGTAAAATTTATCGATGGATTGAATATTGTTACCCACTCCCACTTTGTAGAATTCAAATACCGAATCGGGGGGTATTTATTTACTACCTGAGCAAGATATTCCAACCCTTGGCAATCGTTTGATGGATCGGTCCCACTTGATAGACTTTCCACAAGCCGAGTAAACCACAGATGCACCGCTCGGTAGTTCCGGGAGGCGTGATAGGCGATCATTTCCTCATCATAGCCTATTTCTCCGGGCGAGAATAGATAGCTTCTACCTTCAGCCTCTGCCTTGCTCATGTTCGCATACTTTTCGAATGCGACAAGAATTGATATCAAGTCGGGAAGGTAGGGGAACCGGAACATGTGCGGTGGTATTTCCAAGTTGGGCTCGTAATACTCGTCAGAGCCATCATATCCACCGTCGCCTGTTATCTCTTCGCTTAAATATAGGAGGGTGTTTTCAATATCTCCAAAAAGTGAGCGTATCGCGGTTTGATCTGATTGTACCGGAGCATTCAAGTATTTGATGAAAAAAGAGCCCTTTGATTTGCTGTCCTTTTCGGCCAGGCTTTCCATCTTACCATATCCCGTGATGGTTCCCGGTTAAGAATTCCGGGGAAGGCCGGCCGGGAAACCGGCTTTTCGGGCCGTCGCCCTATCCCCGGAAAATCGATTTACAAAAACACTTTGTATCCAGCGTTCAATGCCTTCGCCAACTTCTTGGCACGGGCAACGCCGATGGGCATCTTACCCCTTTCCATCGCCGAGATATGTCCCTGGGGAATGTCAGCTTTTTCGGAAAGCGCCTTTTGAGTGAGACCTTCACGCCGACGCATGGCACGCAAGACAACCGCCGGGCCTTCCTCTTCGCTGATATCCTGAAAGGCTTCCCGCCATGGAACAGTATCTGACGTGTCCACAAATCCCAGGCGGGAAAGAAAGTCCACCGCTGCCTGGCGGTTCGACTCCGGCCCCTGAAAGGTGAGGACCACGGTTTTATCAGTACGGCGCTTTTTCGTGCGTTCCAGCATATGTCACCTCGACAAGCTGTATTGTCCGGTTGCGCACTTCCCAGACAGCCACATAGGTGGGCCGACCCTTTTTGATGTGACAATGGTGGCGTCCTGGACTCAGCTTGCTGTAATTGGGCCAATCTCCCCGGACAGGCCCGTATATTTCAATTTGACGGATCAGGGCATACAGGTTTTCCCGTACGACCTTCGGCAACGTCTTGGTTTGCTTTACCGCCTTTTTGCTTAATACGACTTGCCACAGGTTCATATTATACCTTTTTTAGTATATGTCAAGGCTGAGATCAATCCCGATCATCAATACCGGCTACCTTCTTGCCATTATCGGTTGTAATACTGGCCACGATATCACCGGCAAGGTTGCTGGCGGCCTTCAACGCTTCGTCTCGTAGGTGGGCATAGCGTTGGGTCATCAACGGGCTCTTGTGGGTCATCAGTTTTTGCAAGGTGTATAAGTCCACCTGGCCGCTACTGGCCAGCATCGAAGCGTAGACATGCCTGAGCCCATGAAGCGGCCGAAATCCCGGCGGGAACCCTGCCGCCTTGGCTATCCTACGGAAACTATCACGGCAATCGGTCAGGTGCTGCCCAGGAAAGCGCCCGGGAAAGACCCATGGTTCGTCATCGTCCGTCTCGATTGATTCCAACACCGCCCGTGCTGCATCATTTAAAGGAATGGTTTGGTCTTGCCCGCCTTTTGGGTCGGCCAACGTGATGAACCCGCGGCGGAAATCGATGTCATCCCACCGGAGTTTGAAAATCTCACCTCGGCGCATCCCGGTGAACAATGCAAGCCGCATGACATTGGCGGCCGTCTGGTCATTATCGGCGTCAAGAACTTCAATCAACTTCTTGATCTGTTCGGGGGAAAGGTCTTCGGTGGTCTGGTTGTTCAAGCGGGGAATTTCGATTTTATAATTAATAGGCGCCACCAACCCACGGTTGACACCATAGTTGACCGTTCGGCGTAGAAGCTCCAACACCCGAACGCCCATGGTCTTCTTGCCGGCCTTGATCCATTTGATCCTAATCCGGTCAATATCCAGGGGAACGAGTTCACCGGGCTCCTTTTTGCCGATGCGGTTCCTGATCGCATTTTCATATTTGAGCTTCTCGTTCTTCAAGGACTTGTTATCGGCGTTGTTTTCACAGTAAAGGTCCCATAACCGGTCGATGGTCCATCGGTCGTTTTCTGCCTTCTCAGCGGCTTCTTGAGCGGCTCTGCGTTCGGCATTCGGGAGTTCTCTCCCCTGTATCTTGTTCGCCCGTATCTGGTTCGCCTTGGCTGGTGTCATGTTGTCCTGATATTGCCGACCGGCCTTTTCCTGTACCCGCTTCCCATTTTTGCGGTAATCGATGTAGAAAATCTTTTCCGGCTTGCCGGTCGAAACCGCCTTCCCAAGGATGTAATAGACACCAGGATAGTCGGTCTTGAATCTTTTTTGTGCTGGCATGACATCCCCCTTTTGGAGACCACTGAAAAAACCACTTGGAATCGATACCCACCACTATACCCACCATGGAGCTTATAAAATCAGGTAAGCCTGATTATGTCAATTAAAAATAAAGCAATCACAACATACTGCTTTTGCTGTTTTTTATTACGTCTAAGGAAATACAGGTAAATAGGGCGAAAATCCAAAACCGTGGCTGTTAACCACTGGGTCCGCGGTTCGAGTCCGTGCTGGGGAGCCAAAATTCTATCCGCTGAAAACAGCGGTTCTTATTTAACGCAATACCCTGTGGGTTGATCCCCACGGGGTATTGTCGTTTCTGCCCTGCCTTCGCCGACTTACGCCGACGGGCACATCCTTCCCGATTCTCCGTTTCGATGCTCTCCGCTCGGGGTTGCGATGCAACCGTGGGGGTTCAGCCGCGGTTTTCGCAAATGTCCTTTCCTGATTCTCCCGTTCTCCGCTTTTTGAATCCGGCTATTTAACAGCCCGGTTCCCCACAGACCCTGCGCCGACATCAAACGCGATCCTCCGGTAGGTATCAGCCGGAAGCCGGACCAAGGGGTTCGGCGGCAAGTTGATCACCAGACAGCGGATGCGGCCGTGAGAACGGAGACCGTTGTGGGTGCCGGCGACATCGCTCTCGAGCGATATCGGACGGACTCCAACGGTTCCTGACCAAGGTCGTTCATCCCGCGGCATCCACAACGGTCCTTCCATCGGCCTTCTGCGAAGGAGGACCGGATGCAGGCTGAAACCAACATCCCCGACACGATTGAAGCGGTGACCGCCGAAGTCGTCTCAATCCTGGCCCAGGGCTACATGCGCTACCGGAAAGGCCGAAGACTTCCCTCTGATTCCCAAGATTCGGAGGGGAATGTGGTGCAAGTCCAAGAATCTGAGGCGTTTACGGAGAAACGCCTTGATGTTTCGGGCCACCGAAGCCTTCATTCATTCACGAGTTAACGCCCCGAGATTGTGGTGCGGGAGGACCGCACGCGACGGGTGAAACGTGAACCAAGGAGGTTTCGGATGGAAACAACCACATATCAAGAAATCCAGGGGCTCGCCCGGATGACGGTCGGCGAGCTTCGAGAGAAGTATCTCGATGTGTTCGGCGAGGAGACGCGATCCTACCACAAGGAGTTCCTGCGCAAACGCATCGCCTGGCGCATCCAGGTCCTGGCCGAAGGCGACCTTACCGAAAGGGCCCGTCGGCGCGCCGAGGAGCTGGCCGACGACGCAGATCTCAGAATCCGCACTCCCCGCGACCCGGTCAAGTCTGGCTCAGCGGAAGTGAGGACAAGGACCTCGATCAGCCACCTTCCCCCCTCGCGAGATCCGCGGCTGCCCCTTCCCGGCACGCTGCTCGCCAGGGATTTCAAGGGCCGCGACATCGTTGTCAAGGTCCTCGACAACGGGTTCGAGTTCGAGGGACGTCGATACAAATCCCTGTCCGCCATCGCCAAGGAAGTAACGGGCAGCAAATGGAACGGGTTCCTCTTCTTCGGATTGGCCGACGGCGGGACCGCGCAGAGCGGGAACCGAAAAACGAAAAGGAGGAACGAATGAACAGAACCAGTATCCAATCTCTATCATCCGCCCGGCAGCCGGTTCCAGAAGAGAACGGAGCCACCCGCTGCGCCATCTATACGCGAAAGTCCACCGACGAAGGGCTCGAGCAGGAGTTCAACAGCCTGGATGCCCAGCGGGAGTCAGCCGAGGCGTATATCGTGAGCCAGAGACACGAGGGTTGGTCCTGCCTGCCTGCGAGGTACGACGACGGCGGTTTCACCGGCGGCAATATGGAGCGCCCAGCCTTCAACGCCTGTTCGCCGATATCGAGGCCGGGGAGATCGACTGCGTCGTGGTCTACAAGGTGGATCGGCTCAGTCGTTCCCTCCTGGATTTCGCCCGCATGATGGAGCTGTTCGACAAGCATGCCGTGAGCTTCGTATCGGTCACGCAGCAGTTCAACACGACCAGCTCCATGGGGCGGCTCACCTTGAATATCCTGCTTTCGTTCGCCCAGTTCGAGCGCGAGATCATCTCGGAACGTACACGGGACAAGATGTCCGCAGCTCGCAGGAAAGGAAAGTGGATCGGCGGCCAACCGGTCCTGGGATACGACGTGGACCGGCAAGGCGGCAAGCTGGTGATCAATAAAGAGGAAGCCGCCCAGGTAAAGGCGATCTACCAGCTCTATCTCGAACACAAGGCCATGATCCCGGTGGTTGAGGAACTCGGACGGAGGGGGTGGCACGCCAAGCGATGGACCACCCTAAAAGGTAAAGAGCGTGGTGGAAAGCCCTTTAGCAAGAACAGCCTATTCCGGCTTCTGACAAACGTGACCTACACCGGCAAGGTCGCCTTTAGAGGAACCATCTATGACGGTGAACACGACGGGATCGTGGACATCGACCTCTGGCAACGGGTGCAGAATACCCTCCGGAGAAACGGCCAGACAGGCGGCAAGGCGGTGCGCAACAAGTACGGCGCGCTTTTGAAAGGGATTCTCTACTGTGCGCCCTGCGGCACCGGCATGATCCATACCTACACCAACAAGAACGGCAGGCTATACCGATATTACGTGTGCCTCAACGCCCAGCAGCGGGGGTGGTCGTCCTGCCCGAGCAAGTCGCTCAACGCCCAGGAGATCGAGAATGCGGTGGTTGAACACATCCGCGGCATCGGAAGCAACGAGACGATCATTGCGGCTACGGCGGCGAAAGTCAGAGAGGAAAGCGAAAAACGGTTGGCGGAACTGAATAAGGAGCGGCAGAGCCATGAACGGGTGCTCAAGCGGCTGCACACCAGGGTTCAGAAACTGATGAGTGAGTCCTTTTCCGTCGCCTCTGACCAGAAATTGGCGATTGATCAGCTGGCCGACCTTCAGGACCAGATCGGGTCCCTGGATCAACGGATGACCGCCATCCGTGAAGAGGTCATTTCCATCCAGAAAGAAGCCGTGGATGAAGGTGACCTGACCAGAGCCCTGACAGCTTTCGCCCCGGTGTGGGAATCGCTCTCCCCCCGAGAACAGTCCCGGATCGTTCGGTTGCTCGTCGAACGCGTCGGCTATGACGGACGGGACGGCAAGGTGACGGTCACGTTCCGGTCACCGGGGATCAAAGCGCTGTGCAGCGAGGCCGCCGTCAGAGATGCAGAGGGAACGGCATGA